AAATACAGGTGCATCCAATACGGCTGTTGGATATGGTGCATTAAATACTTCAACTACGGGCACTCAGAATGTTGCAGTAGGTAGAGGGTCATTAGGTGCGCTTACAACTGCTGGTTATAATACAGGTATAGGGTATGATGCTGGTAGACAAGTAACAACTGGTGCTAATAATACATTTCTAGGTTTTCAAGCAGGTGACGCAGTAACAACTAGTGGAAACCATACGGCTGTAGGCTATGGTGCATTAGGTGCTGTAACAACTGTAGGTAGTATGACAGCAGTAGGAGCTTCTGCTCTTGGTACTAATACAGATGGTTATGGAAGTACAGCCGTAGGTGCTGCTTGTCTGGATGCTAACACTACAGGAAATAATAACACAGCACTTGGACAAAATGCTCTTGGTGCAAATACTACAGGTTCAAACAGTGTTGCAATAGGAACAGCGGCTGGTGATGCAATAACAACTGGTGGAAACCATACGGCTGTAGGCTATGGAGCATTAGGTGCTGTAACAACAGTAGGGTCTTTAACTGGTATTGGGTATGAAGCAGGAGCAGCAAATACATCAGGCACTGATAATGTTTATGTAGGTTATCAAGCTGGTACTGCCGTTACAGAAGGTTCTTATAACGTCATAATAGGAAATGCTGCTGGTGACGCACAAACCACAGCTAGTAACAGTACATTTGTTGGATTTGGTGCTGGTAGTGCAGTAACAACTGGTGCTTCTAATACTATCATGGGTAGCCATGCTGGAGATGCAACTACTACAGGAACAAATGTAAATGCTTTTGGTTATGGTGCTTTAGGAGCAAATACCACAGGCCAATCTCTTTGTGCTTTTGGTACTGGTGCATTAGACGCTAATACAACGGCTAATGACAATTCAGCTTTTGGTCATCATGCACTTGGTGCAAATACGACAGGAACATTAAACAATGCTTTTGGTAGTTCTTCTTTAATTGCAAATACAACAGGTGGATCAAATACTGCTGTAGGTCATTCTGCTCTTGGAGCAAACACAACGGCAAGCAGTAATACCGCAGTAGGTGCTAATGCACTGGATGCTTGTACAACAACTGGTCAACATACTGCTATGGGCCACAACGCTCTTGGAGCGTGTACAGATGGCACAAACAACACAGCCTTTGGTTCACAAGCAGGTGCTACTTTAACAACTGCTTCTAGTAATGTTTTTGTAGGTGCTTATGCTGGGGATGCTGTTACGACAGGAGGTACTAATACTTTCATCGGTTATGATTCTGGTACTGCGGTAACTACAGGAACAAACAACACTTTTCTTGGAGCTACTTCTGGCGATGCTGTTACGACAGGCACTCAGAATACATTTGTGGGGTCTGCTGCTGGGACAGCGCACACTACGGCGGCGAATAATACTTTAGTAGGTTTTCTCGCTGGTGGAGCAGTAACGACAGGTGCAAGTAATACTTTTATTGGTGCTTTGGCTGGTGATGCTGTAACAACAGGCCATACATCAGTTATTATTGGTCAGTCTGCTGGTACAGCAATGACCACTGCTTCTGAAAACGTCATAATAGGTAATAACGCAGGAGCCGCACTTACAACAGGTGGATCAAATATAATCATAGGTGATAATGCTGCTGCTTCTGGTGCTGTGACAGGAATACGAAATGTTGTTGTGGGTGATAATGCTCTTTATAACGTAGTCGCTGGTGGAGGTAATATTGCTATAGGATATACGGCTGGTCACGCTATTACTTCAGGTGACAACAATGTTTTCATAGGAACAGCAGCAGGTGTTGCAACTACTACTTCAGATAATAACACGGCAGTTGGGACTAATGCTGGTGATGTTATTACAACTGGTACTTATAATGTTTGCATAGGAAGAGACACTGACCCTAGTGCTAATGATGGTAATTTTCAAATTGTTATTGGTTCTGCGATAGCAGGTACTGAAGATTACCAATTTTCTTTTGGTACAACAAATAGTGTTGTTACTAACGAATTTGATACTGATGCTGCTTGGACACGAACATCAGATAGACGTAAGAAAAGAAATATCCAAGAAGACAAACTTGGACTTGATTTTGTCAACGATTTAAAAACTGTTACATATCAGTGGAAACCCTCTAACGAGTATCCAAAAGAATGGAATGAATACTCTGAGGAAAGCAGTGTAGATACTGATATTGTAATGCACGGTATGATTGCACAGGATATCAAGCAAGCATTAGACAATGCTGAATGTGATACTTTTGCAGGGTGGAAAGAACGTAAAGATGGTAGTCAAGTAATGAGTAGAGAGATGTTTGTAATCCCTCTAATTAAAGCAGTACAAGAATTGTCATCACAAGTTGACGAATTAAAAGACGAAATTAAAACTTTAAAAGGAGAATAAAATGAGTGAAGAACTAACTGCAGAAGAAATTAATGCACACTTTTCTGCAATGGATGATAGTGTTAATTTAATAAATGATACTATTGCCGATGATACTGACGCATTAGAAATGTTTGACAGTGCAGAAGGTGTTAAAGAGATGGTGAAACGTAATACTGATCATCTTGAAATTCAATTAGTTAAAGATTGGGCAACAGAAGATAGTCGTGATAAGTCTTCATATACTGATGCTATCACTGCTGGCGTAAACTATATTAACGGATAGGAAAAATGGAAACTGAAAACAACGTAGTAACAATTAACGGTCAAGAATATATTGAAGATAATCTTAATGAAGGTCAAAGGTATCTTATAAATCAGGTACGTGATCTACAACTAAAGGCAAATAGTTTAAGGTTTCAACTAGATCAAGTAGTTGTTGCTCAAGATAAGTTTACAGAAGAACTAATTAAAACAGTAGAGGTTGAGGAAGAAGAAGTTCCTCAACAGCTAGAACTTAATTTAAACTAAATGTTTTATTACGTATCAGTCATAGCCTTTCTTACACTTGCTCCCATGAATATACCTGTGGAAGAGAAAGCTGTAATAGGTCCGTTTCCAGAAAAATATCAGTGCGAAGTTTACAAAGCACAGGTAGCGGATATGGTTGATAGTGTATATAATGCAGAGATAAAAACAGCGAAATGTATAACACAAGTGCAGAGCTAGGAGATAACTAAATGGCAAGTTCATATACTACAAATTTAAGACTAACCAAACAAGGTGATGGCGAAAACCCTAATAGTTGGGGCCAGATTCTTAATGATGGTGTCATTAGTCTTGCCGATACTGCTATTGCAGGATATACTCAAGTATCTGTAGGCTCGACAGTAAGTGTTGCTTTAACGCAAAACCAAGGGTCGTCAGATCAATCTCGTTCTGCTTTTCTTGAATTTACAGGATCATTAGGTACAGCACATACTTCTATATTTGTTCTTATACCTAATAACTCTAAAGGTTATGTTGTTCGTAACTCTGTATCTTATGCTACAAATGCTAATGCATTAATTATGCGAGTTGCTGGTAATACAGGTGTTACAATACCAAGCGGTACTAATAAACATATTATTACTGATGGAACTTCTATCTATGAGATAAGCCAAGATAGTTTTACTAATCTTACTGTAGAAGGTAATGTTACAGTAGAAGGAAATATGGTTGTTTCTGGAGCCGCTACTTTTAATACAACAACTACTGTAGTAGGCGCAGCCACATTTAAAGATGATGTATCAGTATCGGGAAATATTAATATCGGAGGTACTGCTACTATAGCAGGAGCCATTCAACTTAATAGTACAGCTACTATTGTTGGATCAGCTATATTTAAAGATTCAGTCTCTGTAAGTGGTAATGTTAATATAGCAGGTAATACTTCTATAGGTGGTACAGCAACTGTAGGTGGAGCTTTTGTAGCAGCAGGAGCCGCACAATTACAAAGCACTGTTACGGCAGTTGGTGCAGCTACTTTTAAATCAGATGTATCTGTTAGTGGTAATACTAGAATAGGAGGGACTGTAACAATAGCAGGGGCTGTTAGTCTTGCTTCTACTCTTAGTGTTGCAGGAGCTACTAATTTTGCTTCTACTGTTACAGTAGTAGGTGCGGGTACATTTAAATCTGCAGTCTCTGTAAGTGGTAATGTTAATATAGCTGGTAATACTTCTATAGGCGGCACAGTTACAATATCAGGTGCTAATCTTGCTGCACCTAATGCTAAAGTATGTGCCTCTGCTTACTATGGTGATGGCTCTAATCTTACAGGCGCAATGCCTACAGGAGCTATATTACCTTATGGGTCTAGTGTTGCTCCATCAGGATATGTATTATGTAATGGTACAGCATATAATAGAACCACATACGCTGACTTATTTGGTGTTATTGGAGTAAAGTATGGCGTTGGCAATGGTTCTACTACCTTTAATGTTCCAGATACTAGAGGTCGTTTTCTTGCTGGTTGGGATGCTGGTACAAGTGTATTAACAAGTGTGACAGTAAGCATGATTACAGGTGCTAGTATAGGTAATACTGGTGGTACACAAGCAGTTGCTTTGGCTGTTGCACAAATACCTTCTCACCAACATTTAGCATGGATAAGTGGTTCAGGAGATGATGAAGGAGTACAAGCTAATAGTTCTGGTCTGGGCCTTGAATCACATTTTGCAGCTAATTCAACTGTTAGTACTGGATCTACAGGGGGTAGTGGTTCTCATAGTAATATTCCTCCTTCATTAATTATTAACTATATTATTAAAACTTAGTATTGGTATAAAAACTAATGACTGCACGTCTTGCAAAATTTGATTTTAAACAGGGCTTTCACCGTGAGTCTACTCAATATGAGGAAGACGGTAAATGGTATGATGGTAATCGTGTTCGATTTCGAGCAGGAAAACCTGAAAATATACGAGGATATGAAACAAGAGTAAGCTCAACCTTTGATGGTAGTGCTAGAGATTTATTAACATATAGAAGTAATAATAGTAAAAAGAGAATGGTGTTTGGTACACCAGATAAACTTTATGAAAGTAGTGGTGATACATTAACAGATATCACACCTATTACAACTAAAGCTACATTAACAAAATGTTTTGGTACATCAAGCGGAACTACAAGAGTATCTTGCTCAGATGCAGGGCATGGTCAAGCAGTAGGAAACTATGTTACCTTTACTTCTACTTCTGCAATAGGAAGTAGTAATGTAAGTTTAAGTGGAAATGTTTATCAAATTGTTTCTGTAATGGATGCTAACTCATTTAGTATAACTGTTTCAGCAGCAGCAGACAGTACAGAATCTGCACAGGGAGACGCAACATTTAATTATTTAATACCTACGGGTAATTCCGTAGCTGTTGCTGGTACAGGTTTTGGAGCCGCTTCTTATAATGCAGCAGATCCTACTTCAGTTGGTATTAGTAAGATAACTACAACAGAGAGTAATACTTTAGTAACAATATCATGTGCAGCAGCGCATGGAGGGGCAGCAAATGATTCTATATTTTTTATGCCAGCTAATAATTCCGTAACTCCTGTAACAGTAGGTGGTAATTTAATTTTAACAAAACCATCATTAAATGGTGTGGCAGTTGGAGGACCAGACTTTACTATTGTATCTGTTAATGGTACACAAATTATCTTTAATGTAGAAACAGCAGCATCTGCAGGTGGTGATGTAACATCTAATATTAATATGACTGCTCGTATTTATCCACAAGAAGCTGGAGGAGCAGCCTCTACATTAAGATCATGGAATGAACCAGCAAGTGCAGATGCTACTGATATTGTTTTTAATATTACACAATGGAGTTTGGACAATTGGGGAACTGATGTTATAGCTAATAGGAGTGGAAGTAATATCTTTTATTTTGAAAGTGATGCTTCTACAACACCAATAAGGGCAACATCAATAACAACATCGCCAGTTAGTGTCAACTCTATTGTCGTATCTCCTAATGATAGACACCTAATAGCATTAGGAGCTAATCAATATGAAGCATCTGCTACAGTAAGTGGCACATTTAATGCCATGTTAGTTCGTTGGTCTGATCAAGATAATAGAACAGATTGGGTTCCAGCAGCTACAAATACAGCAGGTGAAGTTGTATTAACAGACGGCACAGAAATTGTTGGTGGGGTTAGAGCAAAGAATGCTATTAACATTTGGACAGATAATGCCTTGTGGACAATGAATTATGTTGGACCTCCTTTTACATTTCGATTCCAACAGCAGGGTACAAACTGTGGTATGATTGCTCAACACGCAGCAGTAGATTATAATGGTATTACCTATTGGATGGGATACGATAACTTTTATTTATTTGATGGTGCTGTAAGAACTTTAGACTGCACTGTTAGACGGTATATATTTGATAGATTAAATATAAAATATAAAGATAAAGTATTTGCAGGTATTAATTCAGAGTTTCAAGAAATTATCTGGTTATATGCTTCTTCTGGTAATAATGTTTCAGAGTGTGATAGTTATGTTATCTACTCTCCTGAGAATGGTTATTGGGTTTATGGTGAGATGATCTTTACAACCTTTGCTGATAGGGAAGTTTTTGGTAATACAATTACTACGGGTGTAACAGCATCAGGAAATAATGTTTATAACAATGAACCTCAAGGAGTATTTACAGCTAATAATGAAGTCTTAACATCTTATATTGAGTCAGCAGACTTTGATGTACAAGATGGTAATGATATTATGTACATGAATAAATTAATACCTGACTTTGATTTAAGCACAGGTAAGATCAGAGTTAAATTAATAACTAAGAAATATCCTGAAAGTAATGATACTATTACAAAAGAATTTGATGTAACAGATCAAACTGAGAAAGTTAATTTTAGGGCGAGGGGAAGGCAAGCTAAAATTAGGGTATCTTGTTCATCACAGAACTCAAGTTGGAAATGGGGATCAATACGACTTGGAGTTCAAGGTGATGGTGGCAGATAATGTCAAGATACCCAACCTTTCCATTTTATGTCAACGACATGAAGGTGGAAGAAGTCCGTGAACTGTATCAAACAATACAATCGTGGGCAGCAGTATTAACGAATGAACTTGATTCAAGGGATATAGATGTTGAAACAACTCCTTCAACAAATATATATGCAGTAACAACAGTAACTAATATAGGAAGGCCAATGAAAGGTGATGTAGCTTACTCAACAAGCTCTGGTAAATTTAAAGGATATGTGAGTCTAGGTTCAGAAACTTCATGGCAGGATTTAAATTAATGAAAACAATAAAAGAACATTTTGATTTAATTAATAATAGCACATTTATTCAGAATGTCAATAGAGGAAATGCTATTGATCATAATAGATACTTATTGAGTCAGAAGCAAGATCATTTTAAAAAGATAAAATCTGATACTGGAGAGTTTTTTAAAGAACAGACTGCACCACAGTCTAATTATGCGAGGTTAAAGTAATGGTTGAAGAAGATCCAAATAAAAGAACTCAAGCAAAACAATTATTACAATTAAGAGAAGATTTAAAAACTCCTACTTTAACGGATGATCTTAAATATATGGAAGATGAAGGAGCACCTTTAGGTACTCTAGGTACTAATGTAAAAGATGTAATGGTTTCTGATCAAGGTCAGGGTATGGATCAAGGTCAGGGTATGGATCAAGGTCAAGGTATGGCTTCTTCACCTGATCCAAGAGAAGCTTTAAAAGTTGTACCAAAAGATGTTGATCCTTCTCCTGCAGTTTTACAACAAATGTTAGCAGAACAGGAGATGAATCAAAAACAAGAACAACTTACGCCTAATCAAGATGTTCATGATATGTTGTTTACTGCTACTAATACAGGGGACTCTATTGCTGCTATGGCTACAGAAATGTTACTTAAAAATGCTAATTTAGATGTAATGAGTATGATACAAGCTGAAGAAGGTGGAAGATTGAATAGAGAATCTGGTGGAGGATTAATGCAGTTAGCAGCAGGTGGAGAGTTTTCTGGTAGAGTTCCGGGTGATGGTCATGGAATGGAAGATAATGTTTTTATGCCTATTAAAGAGGGTACAGAACAAGTAGCAACACTAGCTGTAAGTCCTACAGAGTATGTGGTTGATAGTCATACTATGGCAGCTTTAGGTAATGGTAATCCAGATAAAGGGGCTGACGTAATGGATGAAGTAGTAAAAAGAGTAAGGCAACAGGCGTTTGGTACACGTCAACAACCTAATGAAATAAATGGACTAGCAGCACTTAGTCCAATGATAGAGAGGGTATAAAATGGGATTTTTATCAAACTTATTTGGCGGTGGGCCAAAGACAACTGTTGTTCAGAGCAAGATACCTGAAGAGCTTGCTCCTTATGTAACAGAAGTAAATAAAGAACAACAAGAACTCTATAGGAGAAGACTTGCAGAAGAGCCTTCTACATACCAGTATCAAGGGCAAACTATTGCTGATCTTACACAAGATCAACTAGATGCTAGGGCTGGTATTCGTGGTCTTGTAGGATCTACTGAAGATGACTTTGCTCTTGCTCGTCAAGGAATTACAGGAGGTGATGAGAGGTTTACAACTGATATTTCTCCTGAACGTATTGACGCATTACAACGAGGAGACTATGATAGAATTGATCCTACAGTTGCAGCCCGTGGTGTGGACTTTACAGGCGCACCTACAGGATTTACATCTGAAAGATTTCAAGAAAAAGATATTAGTGAATATATGAATCCCTACCAACGTGCTGTCACTGATATAGAGAAAAGAAAAGCTCAAGAAGATTTTGCTAAACTAATGCCACAATTTGAAAAACAAGCTATTAGTATGGGTGGTATGTCTGGTTATGGTTCAAGGGCTGGTGTTCAAGCTGGTTTACTTGGAGCAAAACAATTAGAACGTCTTGGTGATTTAGAAAAAACAGGATTGTTAGAAGCTTATAAAGACGCACAAACACGTAAAGCTGAAGACTTTGATAGATTTAGAGATCAACGCTCATTTGAAGAACGTGAAAGAGCTTTCTTAGAAGGAGAAAGAGATTATCTAACTGGTTTAGACATTGGTAATATAGATAGGCGAAGAGGAGAAAGAGCTTTTGATGTTGGTTTTGATAGGAATCAACAAGCTTTTCTAAAAGGTGAAAGAGATTTTGAAAAAGGTGAGAGAACTTTTGAAGCACAACAATTTGCTGATCGTAAGAAAAGAGAAAGACAACAAGCTCAAGATCTACAGTCTTTAGCCAAAGGTCGTTATGGTCAAGAAATGAGAGAACTTGGTGCCTTAGAAACATTAGGTGCTGATGCTGAGAAGAGAGCGCAAAAAGGTCTTGATCGTTCTTATGCTGATTGGCTTGAAAGAAGGGAACGTCCCGAAACATTACTAGGTAGATATACAAGTGCTATCTATGGTAATCCTATGTTAGCTAAACCTTCTCAAACAACTACTACACCGGGAGTACCTTTTGGTCAACAGTTGTTAGGCATTGGTACAGCTATAGCAGGTGCTGGTGGTTTTAATCCTTTCTTCGGAGCTAAAGCACCGGGAGCTACAGGAGGTGGTATTGCCTCTCTTATGCCTACAGTTTATAAAGATAATGGTGGTATGATTCAAGAAAATATAGATAGGTATCCTAAAATTAATGTAGGTGATATATCAATTGGGTTTGATCCTAATATTGATGAGTTTAGTGATGTTACTGGTGATGTAGACGAAGGTATTACATATGCAGTTGATCAAAACATTTCTAATCAACAAAAGGCTTTAGAAAGACTTAGAAAAGCAGAAGCAACTGGAGATGCTCAAGCAGGTAAAGCTGCTAAAGAAGCATTATTACAACTTCAAAAAAGTTTAAAAAAAAGATCTGATATAGTAGAACAAAAAGGAGCAGCAAAGGTAGATAAATCTATTCCAAGTTTAAGAGGTTTACAGCCTACAGATAGATTTGCTGTAGATAGTTCTAGATATCCTGAGTGGTCACAGTCTGAAGAGAAGCTTAGAGAAAGTGGTAAAGACGCTTCTAGAAAAGAGACAACTAAAACATTTAAAGGTGTTACTGGTAAACGCTATCCTGTAAGTGGCTATCAAAAAGAAAAACTAGCCGAAATAAAAGGACTGCGAGGAAAAATAGGAGATGCTACTGCAAACACAGCCCTTAATAAAATATTAGGAGATTATAATCAAAGTTCTGGAATAGGAATGAGCAAAGAAAAGTCAGCAATTTTAAAAAATCTTATGACAAGCATGGAGAAATTACCGGGGGCTTTAGATGCATATTCAAAGACACTCTCTTCTGATGAAATTAAAAAAAGATATGCAGAGACAGAAAAAAATAGAACTAAAATGCATAGTAATTATATAGAAAAAATGAAAAATTTATCAGATGAAAGACTTCAATCTTTGAAAAAAGCTGCTCCTCCTAAAGCAGATATAAATCAATTATTAGTTATGATAGGATTAAAAGGTGCTGTACATAAAGACGGGTTCTTAGCAGGTGCTGGCGAAGCTTATATGGATTGGAAAAAACAAAACGATCTAAATGAAAAAGAAGCTAGACTTCTTGATAAAGAAATAGCTACTTTAAAATATGATTTAGAAAAAACACAAATTGGCGCACAGTATGACTTTAGCAAACTTATGTTATCACTAGATGAAAAGAGTCAGGAAGAAATTAGAAAACTTCCTGCTGATAAACTTGCTATAATTATGAAAGAAATTGCTGCAGGTAAAGCATCGGCTGATGTTCTAAAGGTAATGAATGATATAACAGGAGGAAAAATAAAGCAAATAGGAAAAGGAACCGATGTTGATAAAATAGCTAAACGTCTTTGGAAAACTAAGAATATTAGAATAGCATTAGGTGGAAAAAATATGGGAACAGCAAGTAGCAAGTTAGATCAATTAACAGATGAAAGTGCTGTTGTAGTATCACAAGCTATTTCAAGATTAGCAGCAAAAATGATTCAAGCAAATCCCCGTGTTAAAAAAGATATTGGCGGTGGTCATAGAACAGATTTAGAAGGAAAGTTAATGTCTGACTTATCGGCCTATGCTCAACAAAATGGAGTAGCACAGGCTAGATCATTAATGAGAGAGCTAATAACTAGGTCAGGTTTAATAGTACCTCCAAGCTTACGATAGGTAATATAAGTAATGGCTATTAATATCTATACTAAAACTTTTCAAGATACTCTACAAGAATTTAATACACTTATGGAGAATAATGAAGAGTTTCGTAATAACGATGCACTTCAACAAAAGCTTGTCGAACAACTAGGTATGGATTGGAATGACTTTAAAGAAGGTTATGTTGAGTGGGATGCTGCAGATCGAAAAGGTGTAACTGATTTTCGTGGAGCGCAGGTTCAATTTGATGATGATCCTGAAACAAATTGGTTTGAAGAAACTGCTGGAACATTACTAAGAGTTGGTGGTCGAACAACAGAAGAATTTTCTAATTATTTATCTTTACTTCCCGGTGTATCTGGAAAAACATCTTTAGCAGCTTCTCTTCCTAAAGAGTGGCAAGAATACTTTGATCCTTATCATGGAGATGGTATACAAGGAACTGCTGAAAATGTTGGAGCGCAGATAGCTACATTTCTACCTCGATTTGGTCCCGTTGGTCTTGCTTTAAAAGGTATGTCTGCATTAAGTAAGGCAAAGAATCTAGGAAAACATGCTGATACAATTAAAAAGATGGCTGCTAGTAAGAAAGGTAAACTAGGGGCTATCGGTGTTGCTGCCGCTGCTCATGAAAGTGTTATTAATAATACAGATATAGATGCATTAGAAGAGATTACTAAATCTCCAGAAGGGTTAGCAATTTTAGAAGAATTAGAAACTAATCCAGATGATAGGCAGCTTACTAATCTTCTTAAAAATTTCTCTATAAATTTAGGAATTGAAGGAGCTTTTCTTGGTGGTGGTAAAGGAATAGTTAAAACATATAAAGCTTTTAAAAATACAAAGACAGGTAGCCGTATACATAGATTATTACAAAGAAACTTTACAACTCGTATGGGAACAAATGATAAATTTTTTGATAGATATGTTGAAAGAAATCGTAGCGCACAAAAGGCACAAGTTGAAGCAACAGGAGTAGCAACAGCTTTAGAAAAATCAGTACAAAAGAATGATAAGCAAGCTTATGAGCAATACTTAAAAGTTAATCCAACTAAATATATAGATAATCTTGATATGAATATAAACATTAATGAAGATGTTGTTACAGCAGCATTAAGAGGAGATGCTCAAGCTTTTGATGTTTTGTCTAAAGAAACTAGAGATTTAGTTACAGAAATGAGAACTAATATAGATGATATTTCTCAATATCTAGGAGATAATGTTTTTAAAGGAAAGCTTACGGGAGGAATAAAAAAGAATTTAGGATTTTATTTAAATAGATCTTATAGAATATTTGATGATGGTTTATATAGAGATAAGATTAATAATGCTGCTGAAAAGTATTTAAAAAATCAAAATTATAAACCAATGACTTCAGAAGGTGAGCAATTAAAAACAGTTGTTGATGATGCATGGCATTATTTAAAAGGAGAGAACCCCACACTAAACGATAAAGAAATAGGAGAAATGTTAAGTGATTTTTTAGGAAGGGCTGGAGATGGAGAGGCAGATGCTTTTTTTGCTTTTGCTACTAAAGGAGATCCAATCTTAGGTTCATCTAAAGCAACTAAAAAAATTAATAATATTCCAAAAGAATTAAGAGCTTTGTATGGAGAGGTTAAAAATCCTTACCAATCTTATGTTAATACAATGAGTAAAATTTCTGTATTAAAAGCTGAACGTGAGTTTATGTCTACAATAGCACATAATTTAGAAAAAGATTTATTAACTAAAACATTTGCAACAGACGCTGCAGCATCTAAAGTAAAAAAAGAAGGTTGGCAAAGCATTCAAGAGATTGCAGATGAAAGAGCTAAAGTAGTTTTTGGTGGTGCTAAAAATGTTAGAGTAATAAAAGGTCTTTCAGCTTCAGCAAAAAAAGTATATGTATCTCCTGAATATGTAAATGTTTTAAAAGAAATTACAGAAGAACCAACTAAAGGTGGATTAGGATCTTTTCTTAAATATTGGGGAGCTATGAAAGGTATTACCCAAGCATCACAAACTGTTTATAATCCAGCTACACATGGAAGAAACGTAGTTGGTAATATGGTATTTATGGGAGCAAATGGAATGCTTCCTTTTGGTAAAGGTGGTTGGTCTGCTTTAAAACAAACTAGTGCAAGAATTGCAGATTATAATGATAAAGATTTAAATAAAGTTATAGGGGAAATGGTTGGTCTTGGTTTAGCAGACAGTAGTGTAACGCTTGGTCTTGTTAGAGATAGTTTTAAAAGATTAGCAGATGAAAATAAATTTATTAATTCTCTTAAAGGTCAGGGTGCTGGTAAGGCTGCTGTAAGGGCTGGTGTAACTCCTGCTAAATGGATTGCTAAATTATATGAAGGTGAAGATTTTGTATTTAAAGTAATGCATTATGAAAAAACTTTAAATATGTTAAAGCAAGCCCTACCTAATATGGCAGAAGATGAAGTAAAAAGATTAGCAGCCAGAAGAACAAGAGATTTAATGCCTAACTATAACCTTGTTCCAAGATTTTTTAAAAAGTTACGATACAGTCCAATTGGTGACTTTGCTGCTTTTCCTGCTGAGTCAACACGGGTAGCTAAAAACCTTATTAAATATACATTAGATGATTTAACTAGTGGTGTACCTATTTTAGAAAGAGCAGCAAGAAGAAGATTAGGAACGATGACAGGTGTGGCTATTATTCCTGAAGCAATGGAAGATATGTCTGCTAAAGTATTTGGTTATAGTCAAGAAGAACAAGATGCAATTAAAAAAGTTGATGCTCCATTTTACACAGGTAGTAATAAAGTTTTTACCAATCAATTAAGAAAAAATAGTAAAGGAGAAATAATAGCAGATGTTGTTAGATTTGGACCTTTCGATCCTTTTGATCAAGTCAGAGTAGCTTCTAAATTTATACATCAATCACTTCTTTCAGGAGCAGATTGGGCAGGGTTAAAAGATTCTGAAAAAAATCTTATGGTAAATAAAGCTGCAGTAGCAATGTTAGATAAAACACTTAGTCCTTTTTTAGGAAGTTCAATGTTAACAGATGCTCTTTTAGCAACAGTAACGGATCAAAAGAAAGAAAGATTTCCAGAAAATACTACAACGGGACAACTTTTAAAACAATTAAGAAGTACATTATCTTCAGAGTATAATGTAGATTTACCTGAAAATGTAGTTAGAGGTGGCGCACAAATAGCAGAAGTTTTTGAACCGGGATTTTTAAAATGGCTTGCAAGAAGAAAAGAATATGAAAGATCTTTACAAGCTCAAGCAGCAAGAGAAAAAAACTTACGTATAGAACCTACAGGAAAAGCTTTTAATAAATATCATTCAGAAATGGGTGCTGTTGATATAAAAGATTTTGCAGGGTTAGGAGTAAAACCATTAAACCTAACTACAGGTGTTTACTTTAATGTTGGTAAACCTATAATGAATGTAGATCAAGAAGATACAGACTATCTTAAAAGATGGAGAGATCAAACTTTATCAGGAGAAGAAGGAAATAGTATTCTTAATGACTACGATGCATTACAAAGAACTAGAAAAAAATATCTTTTAGAAGTAAGAGAAATGATTAAAACTTATAAAAGACTTGGTTTTGAAAATGCAGATATAGAAAACGCTCTTTCTCAAAAAGGAAGACAAAAACTTCCAGACAAGCTTATAAAAAAATTAATGGATATTGAAAATAATTATTATTTTTCTACACAAATTCCTGACAAACTACTTCTTGAAATATTTGACAACTTGGCTGGAGATAAAAGACTTCCAAATGAATTATATAATAAGTCTCAAAAATATTTTGGAACTAAAATTGATGACAAAGAAAAACAAAACTAGGAGATAAGAATGATTGACAACCCTGCAATGATATGGAATGCTATACTAAGTCTAGCCTGTGGCTCTTTTATGTGGTGGATGAGAGGCATCAATGTAAAGATAGAAGAGAATAGAAAGTTGGTAAGCAGGACCAGAGAAGAAATGGCTAAAGAATATGCACTTAAAGATGAAGTGGATAAAGACTTAGAAAAAATAATGGATAGATTTGATCGTCTAGAAACTAAAATTGATAACTTTATGGAGAGAATGAGCCGTGGCTAATTGGGAATTTTTTACTGAAAAAGAATTAAACTGTAAGGGTACAGGTGGATGTGAAATGAATGAACAATTCATGTCAAAATTAATAGAGTTAAGAAAAAAGTTTAATGAGCCTATGATTATTACTTCAGGTTACAGACATCCTGCACATAATATGGTAATAGGAGGCGCACCAAACTCAGCACATACTAAAGGTAGGGCTGTAGATGTGTCTATCATGGGTAGCGAAGCATTAAGATTAGTACGTCTAGCATTAGATATGGGTATGACAGGTATAGGGGTAGCACAAAGAGGACCAGCTATAAAAAGGTTTATACATATTGATGACCTAGAAGATAGTGATAAAAATCCTAGACCGTCGATATGGAGTTATAAGTAATGTTAATAGAATTTTTGATATGTGCAGCAGGACTTGCGGCTGTTTGTTACTTTGGTTATTATCTAACAAAGGATGAATGATGGATAGTAAATTTATAATAACTTTAGGTGTTGGTTTGTTTATACAAGCGGCTGGTGTTATCTGGTGGTTGGCTGGACTACAAGCCTCTGTACAACACAATGACTTTCAAATACAAATGATTGCTAAAGATGTAAGCAAGAACTCAAAGTTCGTTGAACTGTGGCCAGCAGGACGATGGGGATCAGGGTCTTTACCAAGTGATGTAAGGCAAGACCTGAAGATTGGTTCACTGGAAACACAGGTACAGAAACTTAATGATAAGATATTTAATGGTGGTAGTAGAAAATGAATAACACGACTCTCCTCATTATTGCTATGGAAGAATGTGGTGAGTTTATTCAGCGTTGCAGTAAGGTAATTCGTCATGGTACAGGAGAAAAACAACTAAATGATTTGAATGAGGAAGCTGGAGACGTGCTTGCAATGCTCACATTATTAGAAAAATCAAATCTCCTAAACAGAAAAAAACTCATGGAACAAAAAAAAGTGAAGTACACAAAACTTCAAGAACAAGGGCTAATGGTGGTAGTAGAAAATGAATAAACTATCTATCAAAGGTAAAACAGTAGGACGTAAAACAAATAAAAGAACGAGAGCAGGTAGACCCGTCTATACAGCTACCTCTGATATTGTTACAAGACGTGAAAATTTACCTTTGAAAGATGAAGCAGTTTCTCCAGTAGATGTATCTGAAATATCAAGAACAATGAAAATAGATGGTAAGTGGATCAACATTCCTAGTATACATAACGGGGAATTATTTAATCAACAGCAATTAAAACAGCTTTTAAAAAATAAAGAAATAAAACCAACAAGCATACATAAATCTAAAGAGGCTGCAATTACGGCTGCAAAAAACCGTAGTTCTAATTTAATGAAAAGGAAAAAGGGTGGTCGTATGGGTGTTGGGAAAGCACTAAAAGGTTATGGGTGTGTGAGAAAAAAATGACAACTTTTGCTAAGATAGAAGATGCTTTGGCTGATAAGGTAGCACCTTCTATTGCTATGCATGGTGGACATATACAGCTACTATCTTATGATGAAGATACCAAGAACGTACATGTTAAGCTAACAGGATCATGTGCAGGGTGTGCTGCTAGTACCTTTACCCTTAAATTAGGGGTGGAAGATATGCTAATAAATGAGTTTCCTGATGATGTTTTTAGTGTATCTCATGAAGAAGGGGAAGTTACCTCTCCATATTACCCTTAGATACCCTTTTAAAAGCTCATAGAGGCCCATACAGTAGCCTAATTTATAGTATAGGTAGTCTAGGTAGGGGTAAAATAAGATGCCTCTCTGTGAGCCTTCTACCCTACCTGCTGTTAATTTATATATTTGATAGTATCTAGTACTTCAGGCACCTTCCAAGGGGTAAAGAAGACAGTACTTAGACTATAGTCTGTAGCCCCTGCATTGTAATAATCTTCTACATCTTCTGCTTTATAAATACCTCCTCCAGCTATGATAGATACTGGAGTATTCTTTAGCTTGAAGAATGAAGCAACACTCTCTACAAAGGGAAGGTTCTGTTCTTTTAATCTCTTACCGCTAACACCATACCCATCTCCATTGTGATCTATCATGGGTAATGTATTGCTTAAATGAAATTTAGTTATACCTAAATCATACATCCTTGCAATACTATCTAGTGAAACTGTCGGTGGAACTTTAACAATAACATTCTCAAACTTATCTACAAAGTGTATAATGTGGTAGTCTTTAAGCTCTGACATACCAGATACATTAGGGCATCCAATATTTAGTTCTAAGGATACCTTGCTAGGGATTTTAAAATGCAGTGCTGACCAAGGGGGATAGTGAAGCTTAGAGGTAGGCTCAACAGCAGCAATACTGTATATACTATTCTTATCATACTTCTTTATATTGCAGATACCCTTATTGCGTAAGCCAATGGAGTTTCTCCAACCACCCTTTATTGGTCGAAGAGTTTTTATAATTTGTTTTATCAAGCCCCTTCTCTTTAAATAGGTATAGCTACCTTTTACACTGGTGCATCCTTTCAAAGAAATATAGTTACCAAAGGGAGGGCTAATCAGTATCATCTTCTTCTTCTTTATAGAAGTCACATTTTGTAATTAGGCTATAGACTTTATCTTCTCCTATAACATTTAAACACCCGACAATAGCTGTCTCTAACGTCTCTTCATCTAGGGAAGTCATTATATCAGAGTTAGCACCTCGTACTCTTGATAAAAGTTCTAAAGCTTTGATTGCACTGTTAGTATGCCCGTTAGATTTAGCAAAAGCATACTGACTTTCTAACTCATCTATCACATCAACAGATGTTTCTAACTCATTCTCTAACTCACGTACTCTTTCAACAATTTCATCTAACTGTAATAGTCTATAGCCTTGATTATTAGCAGAACGTGCTGCATATCCTGCAGCCTTGGCAGCTTCAGTCGCATTCCTGTGGAGGACATAGGACTGTGCAAACTTCTCCTGCTTCTCATTAAGACCCATGTGTTAAACACCTACTACATAGAGTATTGATTATAGCTGATCCCATAATATATGTTATCCATGATCCTATTAATATTGCTATAATACTATTAATCATCTATGCTTCATATTGTTTCTATGCGTACCATTCTTCTTCTCGAATGTACGCATACCGCCAAGTCCTAGTAACGCAAGTGTCAGGGACATCAATCCTTCAGTCTCAATCTCTGGCAGTGGTATGGGCTGGCCTGTCACGGCTATATACCATGCAGCAATAGGTAGAAATACGAACTGCCACCCTAAACCAAAGGCACATATCCACATGATGCTGGGCCTAGCTCCTGCAACAAAAAGGCTAGGGTGTTTCGCTTGTTCTTTATTAACATCTATCTGAGCAAGGTTAGCATCTGAGTATGCTTTACGTAGCTCAAAGTCTAACTTAGCTTTTAGATCTTTGTCTGCTACAAACTTATCAAGTACCTTACCTGCTACTCCTATTATTGAATCTGCTATTCCTAATACCATTATACTTCTCCTTTAATCCCATCTCTGTACTATATCAGACTTATGTTCAAAATCAGAAGCTTCTCTCATTGGTTGCTCTTCTTTTATTAAAGGTATGATTGTAGGTCGAGGGATAATTTTAAATCCATTTGTTTCTAAAACGCCATCTTCATTAAACTCGTCTGCAAAAATATAAACTGTTAGATAAGGAAAGTCTTCTGTAATTCGTGCAATAAACTGTAACCATTCTCCTGATGTATATAAAGATATGTGAGCATTCCTACCATCTTTTAATTTTTTTAAAGCTTGCATACAGGCAATGTTTAGAAATACAACATTACTTGAATAACTAAAGATCTCTCTAATAACCCAATCTAAATCTGTAGAGGGTATATGCTCTAATACATCAGTAGATATAACCATATCAAACAGTTCATCTTTTGGCAACGTGTCGTGTTCAGGATAACCGGGATCAAATAATTTAAACTTTTCAATACCCCATATTTCATGTATTGGTTTAGTTATCTCAGGAACATCAGCTACTTTTTTAAAGTTATCTGTATAGAGTACAGCTTTTCCACATCCGTAATCAAGTAAAGATTCACAATTATATTTCTTAATAAAGTTATCTATAATAGTAATAAATTTTACAAGGCTACGTCCATTAAACATACCGTCAGATGCTTTATGCATCATCTTATACTCTGTTAGTAACTCAGTGTAATCTTGTGAAGGGTTTTCCCTACTGTAGTCTAAGTTAGCTTTAATCATAATAATCTCCAAACAAAGGTCTTTTATCTCGTTCTTGTTTTATTCTCCAAAGATCAGAAACCATTGTATCTTCTCCGTGTAGGGTCAGCACTCCATCAAGACCATCATCAGAGAAAACTTTCTCACAGTCCTGTCCCATTGCTAGAAGTTCTCCTGTAGTCCAGTATGTATTCTCACCCACTGTTACTTGAAAGTACTTGGGCCTTGGTGTCTCACCACCTTCTACATCACCTGTGGTTTGTGTCTTTTCTTCATCTGTAGGTTCTTCCATACAGCAGTCATAACCAAAGAGATGTATGTCTCTGAAGCCCATTGTATGCATCATACCAATGCTTCGCATAGCCGCACAAGTACCACCAGTAATTAAGGTAGCTCCTTTAGGAATACCAAGCTCATCCATAATGTGAACTTTTTGATTCTTAATTTCTTTACCTTGGTCAACTTCTTGTCTTAATGAGTCAGTAAAAGCATGCCACCCCCATATCTTAGAGTTACTTTCTTTTAGAAACTCTGTTACTGAGGGGTCTGTCATAGAAGCAAGGAAAAAGATTGTATCATCGTCCATCTTGTTAAACAATTCTTTGCGTACTATACCATGCGTACTTGTTCCTGTAATAGGTCTTGGATCTAAGATGACGCATCCCCAAGGTTTAATTTTATTCTCCATTAACATTGGATAAGAATGTTTAACACAGACAACTTTACAATCACCATTGTCTCTTATTGTTTGCTTTAGTTCTTTAAAGTTTATATAAGGGCCAGCAGAAACAATAATACAGGTTTCCCTGTGTGCAGGATGTTTTACAATCCAATCATCACCTATCAACTTCATGTTAGCTTTAATATTATCTTGGATATAGTCTTGTGGCACACAATCTCTAGGATGAACAATAATTGGAACTCGCTTTAAATCTTCAGGGCAGTCCTCTAATTCTGGATCATGTAGGAATAAGCATAGGTGAGTATGTCCACCTCCCACAACATTATCTCCAGAAGGAAGTACATACTTACGAGTAGAAGAATTTTCATCAAAGGTAGTCCATCCATCTTCTGTTGTTTCTTGAACATCTACTTTCTTAGTAGGCACCGCATCAAAGACTTCTTTAGCTCCATGATATCTTTCTGGTGGTACATTATCATCTTCATCTTTAGAAAAGTAATGATCTAGTACCACAACTGGAATATCTTTTAAAGATTTATATTCATGCTCTACAGTAATAAAACTATTACCGCTGCCTATCATAGCAAAGTCAACCTTCTTTAGACCTTTACTATTTAACTTGTCACGTACATTACCCTTATGTAATTTGTAGGTAAATGTTTTGTTATCTCTTTTCTTTACAACTTCTGCAAACTCTTTAAATCTTTTTTCAACAGCAGCATAAGTATTATGAGGCTTAACATTAAATTCTTCCTCATCTGTTTCTATTGTTGCATCTTCAAACAAATCATAACCTATATAATGAACTTTATCACAGTTCTCAAAGGCAGCAAGAGACATCTCAATAGCACGTCCACCATTCCATGTACCTGTCTCAAGTATGGTTTTGGGTTTATATAAACGCACTATATCAGCAAGTTGCTTATACCTGTTGGGTAAAATATCAGGAGAAGTTTCTTCATCTGATAGCGTAAACACACGCTGCCCATCCTCGTCCCGTAAAGCAATATTCGTATTGCCGTGAAGATGTATAAATAAATCAGAGACTATAGATTTCTCAGTCGGCACTGTATGGAGGGCCATGCCGTGAGCAGTATAGATGGTTACCAAACGATTTAAAATAAAACCATCATGCCATTCTCTATAGTTACGAAACTCTCCTGATAAGTATGCACCTCGTAGATCACCTAACAAATCTACTGGTGTTTGACGAGAAAGATTAAAGCCTTCCAGAAAATGATCTATGTCTTCATCTTCATCAACAAGAGATACCATGTCACATTTCTCTTGGTGTTCGGGAAGAATAGAAAGCAAGTCCTTCTCGTAAATCTTTTTCTTAGCCATCGTGTCAGCATCCATCCAGAATAACCAACAGTCAGAATTATTAAAAGCACTTTCCGTAAGTGATATTACTTTAGGTATAAATCTTACAGCATCTAAAGCCCTGTTATAGGGAACAATACCTCCCTCTGTTCCATCATGTATCTTAAATTCTTCCATACATGTATTAAAGTCTTCGACTTCTTCTAGATTATGGTAATGTATATTAGATGCTTTGGGTAAGGAATAGTTTTTTAAATCAAGATCATAGTAATAAAAATGAAACTCAATAGAACTCTGCCACGACTTACTAATATTTTTTAATAAGTGTGTTGTAAACTCTTGAAGATAATCTTCATTAAAGCAACTGACAATTTTAAGTTTAGTCATCTAATGGCTCTATTAAATTGTGTCCTACAAGATAGGTGTATTCTTGATTCCATTCTTGAGCATAGTATCCATCAGCTTCTCTGTTGGGAACCATCTTCCATTGCTTAAACCAAGGACCACCTGTAGTAAAGTGTACGTTTTTTGGTTTTATAGTTTCTGAGGAATGACCATCAAGCCAGTTCCATTCTTCCTTAATTGTACCTATGTCAGCTTCTTTATCTGGCAACCACTGAAACCTATGCAACCATGTTCCATCTTTGGAATTAACAACTTCAGGCGTAAGCCTTTTATTAAGCTCGTGTCCACAGTTAAACAACATAAAGCTTGACCAGTTCTTTCTAGGATATCTGGCTTGGCTTTGATCATCCATCTTTGATTCTTCCGTAGGATTGTAATCATGTTTAACACAATACAAAGGATAGTAGTCACTATTATACTCTTCAAACAAATCATTTATATCTGTACGAACATACATATCGCAGTCCATATATAAAGCCCATCCCCTATACATATTAAGGGAAGGTACTAAAAATCTTGTAAAACTAAACTCTGTTGAAAAGGGCCGACCATCTATTGAATCTATTTTTTGACCATTCTCTTCTGTGTATTTTCTCCAATACTGATTCATACGTCTAAGTACATTAACATCTAAAGGTTTAACTTCAGTCGCTGTGTTTGTGCAACGATCAATTGTATGATGCAAAACATCATAAGCTGTTCTCTCTTTAGGATCATAGCCTATGTATATAGTATTTATCTTATCGTTTTTCATTTATATTCCTTTACTGTTCCCATGATTAGGATGAAAGTTGTAGTTAATACTTGCTATTTTTCTAACTGCTGCTGCTTCTTCAACAGTGTCATAATATCCTAGCCATTTCTTTACTCCATTTATTATTAATGACGCTGCATATTTATTTTTTCCTTTATAAAAACTCACCCCTATATAACCAGATGTATTGGTACTGCGTAAGGTTTCGTTTCTATGGTTTTCAGCGTTAGTTACATCCCTAAGATTTTTTATTCTATTATCTGTAGGGTCTTGATTTATATGGTCTATTTGATTTTTAGGCCATTCACCATAATATATTAACCATGCTATACGATGTGTGTAATAGCTTTTTTTAAACACACTGCCATTTAATCTAGCTATATGTCCAGACTTTCTACGAGTAATGGCTGTAAGTGCTTCTTTACCAGCATATTTAACATTCCAAGCCTTCATACACCCTTTAGGATTTTTAAAATATTTTGCTGGTCTTTCTTTCCAGAAGAGTTTACCAGTATCAGGATTGTAAGTTAATAATTCTCTAGCTATCTCAGCAGTAAGTTCCATAACTTTTTCTCATCTTTCTTCATTTAATATTTCTTCCTGTATTTCTTTTACTCTGTGTTCAAGAGTACTAATAGTTGTATTAATATGGCCTGTATCTGTAGGCTTTATTCTTTTTTCTAGTATTCTAATTTCTTTTAAAAGAAAGTTCATATGATCTATTCTATCTTTTAATTCTTCATCCATTTTTTCCCCCTTGAATTCTTAATCCTATTATATAATACTTTCTAGCGGTTTGTCAAGTGTTTTTTTCAGTCTATCTAATATTTTATCTATTTCTATTTTAGTAAGCATTCCCCACCCTGCTATTTCTTCTTGAGTTCTACCGCATCCCCTGCATATCATGTATGTACTTTTATTAACAAGAGTACAGTCTGATATACAGGGAGATTTTTCTTTGGCATACCTTCCTTTTCTTAGGTGTTCTAGTAAAGACATATGTACACTCATATCTCACAAGATCCTGCTACACAGGCTAACTCTTGAGATGCTGTAGTCATGTCTATACTTTCCCAATCAGATAGCTTATTCCAATCAATATTCTTTGGCATCTTATTTACCAGTTCTTTATATTCTTTTTCAGAACAGTCTTGATAGGGTGCCTGTTGATAGGTGTGTTCACTAAAAGGTAGAAAAGATACACCACTCATAAACTCAAAGTGTTTGTATACCCATGCACCTACATCAATCCACTCATGTTCTTTAACAGAGATTGTTACAGATGGTTTATGTTCGCACCAATGCTTTTGATATATAAGCCATAGTTCTAACTGTTGTATGGCTGACCGATCTGTACGAAAGACTGCACCTTGTTCTACTTTCATAGGAAAAGAGAAGACAGAAGTATGATCAGGCTTCATCACATCGTTCTCTACAGGGAAGCCATATTCTACCATCATCTTTGTTAGAGGGTCTTTCTTATCGCCTCGTACTGTACGTATGTAGTAAGAGTTATGTCTTGCATGAATACCAGAGGCCGCATCAGTAAGCTGACTGACTGTACCTGATGGCTTAACACAGGTAACAGCAACTGATTGAGGAATACCAATCTTCTTTGCCCACTCTTTATTTGTAGCTACAGCAATCTCTTTTAATTCTTCTAATAGTTTTGCAAGATCAACTCTATTTAAATACTTGCCATTGGTGTGAGCGTTGTCCATTATACCTGTAAGAGAAACACCAAGTAATCTTTCTTCTTCACAGTTCTTCTTCCACGTTTTAGATACATATCTAAAATTAGTCAGTGTTGATTGCAGGGTTCCAAGAATAGCAGCCATGCGTACTTTATCTTTTAAAGACTTAGGAGTATCATCTGCCCTGACTACAACTTCAGATAGATTACAGAACTCACGATCTCTTAGTATAATCTCTGAGCATGGGTTAGTACCAAACTGCCAACCTTCTGTCTCCCTGCGTCCATTCTTAGCTGCCATGTTTACAGCCGACTCACGATTAAAGATGCCACGCTCACCAGACTTAGAGTCGTACAGAGCTTTCCACTCATCCATGAAGATACCTATGTCTGGCTTCTCTGTGTAACAAGCAGAGTTGTTTGCCAATGCCCTTTGTGGATTAGCTTCCCACCACTGACCCGCCTTGGCATGACGCATACGGTCATCAGATAGATTAGATAGACTAATGAGTGCAGACCTACGTACACCACCTACAACAACGATCTCTCCTATCTTACATACAATATCATGACACTCTATAGAGTTAAGCCTACGTCCTGCAGCCCCCTGAAATACTTGCACACAGAACTCAAACAAAGACTCCAATGGTTCTGGACCTGACGCCCTGCCTCCAAATGTTTTAAGTGGCGCACCTGCTGGACGTACCTTACTCATATCCCACTTAGGTATCTGCCCTACATAGAGCATACCAATAAGTTCCTTGAGTGCCTTTGCCCATCCCATCTTGCTATCAGGTACAGGTATAACAGAATCAGAAGAATGAAACTCCTCTGCTACTTCTGGTAGCTTAGAAACAAACTGACGCTCAACACTGAAGCCTACACCAGTACCATTCATAAGAATGTATAAGACTTCATCGAAAGCTTGAACACGATCAATCGCAACATAAGAACAATTATACCCTGCTATATTCTCTCGTTTGAGGGCATCCCCTGCTGACATCAAGCAACGCATAGAAGGCATTACCTTTAAGGATAACACAGCTTCTTCCAATTCTTTTATTGTATTGGCAGTCAGATTAAAATCATGTAAATCTTTGACATGTTCTTTGAAGAAAGTAAAGTATCTTCCCACTGTTTCAGGCCAAGTCTCTCTCCTCTCTTCATCATAGAGCCAACGAGAATATCTTGATAGGTGGATAAATTCTTGGTAAAGCGTTGGCAGGTAGTTGTTAGGCATAGTTCCCCTCCTTATTTATAATATAGTTCTAGTATTAGTTCAGCGTAGTGTATGGCTTTTTCAATATCTTTTTTTCCTTCTCCCTTTGTTCTGTGTCTAGTAACATACTTAATTACATTGCCCTCAAAGTAATCTAATTGATTAGCATGTATGTACTCGACAGGCTGTATCTTACAATCTTTATAATGATCTCCTCCTATTTGTTTGTCTAATGTATCTTCATTAGATTCAATCACTACTTGTTCTCTATCTTCTTTCATTCTTCTTAAAATATAATTATCTCTCGATTCTGTTTTCATTTTTACCTCATGCAAGTAATTTA